TATGAAGGCAATGCTAAAGTTGATGACGAATTTGCTACAATGATAGTTCGACCAGATGGTCCGGATCATGAGTATGCAATGGATGCGGCACAAGATGACTACGATGATAAGATGGGTCAAAAAGAACTTTATTCACCAGAAGATGAATTTGAAGATTGGACAGAATCTGTTGTTGACGAAGCAATGGATAAACAGAAAATTTCTTTACTGAACAAACTAATAGGTCAACACTTTAGTGTAGGCCCAGACGCAACAAACGCTTTGTCAAGTTTAAAAGGTATCATTGATGATAAAGAACTTGACGATCAATTAAAAGCACTAGCAGAAAAAGATAGCGATGCTTGTGCAAGACCATTAATTTATGCTTACTTAGAAAAGAACGATCCAGAAGCATTAAACGACTTAGATTTCGGCGACATGAAGAAACCAGCAAAATATGACTCTGGTGATATTGATGCATTCAACGCTGAATCAGAAGAAGATGATACTACTGATGTTACTATTGGTAAAGATGGTGCTATGAAACTAGCAGGCGACAAAGAGCCTAAAGATGAAAAAGCATCAACTGAAGAGATCATTGAGTTTGTTCGCTCATTCTATGATAAAGAAACTGGAGCGTTTCCAAGAGGCGAAACTGGAGTGGTTATTTCCGCTCGTAAGCGTTTTGGTGATTCCGTAGGGGATCTAGTCGAGAAGTTTGTATCCAAACTTTCAGGTAAAAGGGTAGAACTTGCTGACGACGAGGAAGTAGAAGAAGGTAGCATTAAGTATATGCACAGCCTAAAAGCCAAAGGACATTCCGAAGAGGAAATTGCTAAAGAACTTAATATGGATCCTGAAGAAGTTCGTAAAGCAATGGCTAAAACTAATGAAGACGGTGAAGAAAAAGACAACCAAGGCTTTAGTGATAAAGAAATTAAAATGGCGTTTGGTGTTTTAAATGATCCAAGATTCAAGGGCGGTAACTATTCTGGAGCAGTCGATGTAATTGAAAAGATTGCTAAAGGATTATCCAAACACCCTAGCGTGGCAAAGGCATTACTAAGAACAAACGAAGATCTTGAGTACATCAAAAGTAAATTGGCAAAATTAATTAAGTAATTTCAGAATTTATAGTTGACTTTGTAACAGAAGGTAACTATAATATAGATATGTTGTTAGAAAAACATATCGACAACAGGCACAAACATTAAAGGCAAAAAAGGAGGCTTATTATGGCAACATTAGCAGAAATACGTGCAAAACTACGTGAACAAGAAGATCGCAAAGGCGGTGGTTCACAAAACAGCGGCGGCGACAACGCAATTTACCCACATTGGAATATGGCAGAAGGTACTGAAGCAGTATTACGTTTCTTACCAGACGCTGATCAAAACAACGTGTTCTTTTGGAAAGAACGTTTGATGATCAAACTTCCATTTGCGGGAATCAAAGGTCAAACGGATTCACGTCCGGTTACCGTTAACGTTCCTTGTATGGAAATGTATGGTGAAACTTGCCCAGTACTTTCAGAAGTACGTGGTTGGTTTAAAGATCCTGCATTAGAAGACCAAGGACGTAAGTATTGGAAAAAGCGTTCATACATTTTCCAAGGCTTTGTGGCAGACGATCCACTAAACGAAGAAAACAAACCAGAAAATCCAATTAGACGTTTTATTATTGGTCCACAAATTTTCCAAATCATTAAGGGTGCATTAATGGATCCTGAGATGGAAGATCTTCCTACAGATTATGTAAGAGGTGTAGACTTTAGAATTAAGAAAACATCTAAAGGAGGTTATGCTGATTATTCAACATCAACATGGTCACGTAGAGAACGTGCTCTAACTGATGAAGAAAAAGCGGCAGTTGACTCACATGGTTTGCATAACTTAGATGATTTCTTACCTAAGAAACCAAGTGAAGTTGAAGTTAAAGTTATTCAAGAGATGTTTGAAGCATCTGTTGATGGCGAAGCATATGATCCACAACGTTGGGGTCAGTACTTTCGTGCTCCAGGCATGAGTGCTCCAACTGGTGATCCAAATAGTGCGAAACCTGCGGCACCAATCGCAGAAACTACAACTGCACCAAAACCAATGACTCCAAAAGAGGAAGATGCGACTGCGGGTGTTGTTCGTAAAGAAGACGGCTCTGCTGTATCAATTACGGATACGACCGAAGATAAACCATCAAGTGAACGTGCTCAGGACATTTTAAAAATGATCCGTGACCGTCAATCTTAATAAGGAGTAATCATGGCGACACCATTTGACGTTAGTAAATTTCGTAAGAATCTAACCAAAAGCATTACAGGCCTAGGTGTAGGTTTTAACGATCCAACTGACTGGGTTTCGACTGGTAACTACGCATTAAATCATCTTATCAGTGGCGACTTCCATAAAGGAGTCCCACTTGGTAAGGTGACCGTATTTGCTGGCGAATCTGGTGCAGGTAAAAGTTATTTTGCTAGTGGAAACATCGTAAAAGCGGCACAAGATCAAGGCATCTTTGTAGTCCTAGTTGACTCAGAGAACGCACTTGATGAAAAGTGGTTACAGGCATTAGGTGTTGATACTAGTGAAAAGAAACTTCTACGTTTATCGATGAGTATGATTGATGATGTAGCAAAAACAATTAGTGAGTTTATGAAAGACTACCGTAATGACTATGAGGCGATCGAACAATCCGAACGTCCTAAGATATTGTTTGTAGTTGACTCACTTGGTATGCTATTAACACCTACAGATGTTGATCAGTTTAACAAAGGTGATATGAAAGGTGATATGGGTCGTAAGCCTAAAGCACTAACATCACTTGTAAGAAACTGCGTTAATATGTTTGGTAGTTATAATGTAGGTATGGTATGTACCAACCACACTTATGCATCACAGGATATGTTTGATCCAGATGATAAGATTTCCGGAGGTCAAGGTTTTATCTATGCAAGTTCAATTGTAATTGCAATGAAAAAACTTAAACTAAAGGAAGACGAAGAAGGTAAAAAAGTAACAGATGTGCGTGGTATCAGAGCCGCTTGTAAGGTTATGAAAACACGTTACGCTAAACCTTTTGAAGGTGTACAAGTTAAGATTCCATATGAAACTGGTATGGATCCTTACTCTGGATTAGTTGATATGTTTGAAAAACAAGGATTGCTTGTTCAACAAGGTAATCGTTTGAAATATATTACTAGCCAAGGTGAAGAACTTTTACATTATCGTAAGGATTGGACCGGAGAAAAACTCGATATCATAATGAAGGATTATCAGAACATTAATGATAAGTACTCTGAAGGCACAGCGGAGGTAACTGCTGATGAGCCTATTTCAGAGGAGATAATCGAGGATGGAAATGCATAACGAAGAACAACTTATTGATCTTTGGGATATGTTTTCGGCACATATCGATCCGAAAAATAAAGAACAAATTGCTGTGCAATACGTCAACTGGTGCATCGACAACGGTGTACCGGAAGAGGTAGTTCAAACACTAGGCAATGCTGATCCTTATTTAGAAGAAGCGGTAGCAGAAGCATTGGGACCAATCGAAAGTTATGACGATGATGATGACTTAAACGATGAAGAAGAGTGGTAATAGATGATTAATTGGTATTCTAGAATCTCTCAAGACATAGCAAACGTACCTGATTGTATTGTTTGGTATGAGAATGAGTTAACTGACGCAAAAATTGAGTGTGCTTTAAAAGGCAATCTTGAAAAGAATGCGGCATCGCTTCCAGGCGTTGTTGAAAAGCGTTTCGGGCAATTACAGGAAATTGAGGCGATTCTAGAATACCTTAACATCGAACTTCGAAGAATGAAATCAAAATTCTTCAAACAATATTTAGAAAATTATCAAAGAGCATTAAGTAGCCGTGATGTAGAAAAGTATGTCGATGGCGAAGCAGACGTGGTTGATATGGAAAAAATTATCAACGAGTTTGCCCTGTTACGTAACAAGTGGTTAGGTATCTTAAAAGGCATTGACATGAAACAATGGCAGATAACTAATATCACTAAACTACGTGTAGCAGGAATGGAAGATGCATCAATATAACGTTTGTATAATTACAAAAGATAAAAACTCAACAAACTACACACGATGTTACGAACGCTGTAAAGAGTTTGGCTATAAAGAAATTCAATATATACAAGACAACGCAGAAGAACGTGTAGGTAGCATCACTGCGGACAATCATATTTCCCCGTTTAGACAAAGCAAAGATAAAACAGATAGTACATTTGTTCGTTATTATTCACATCATAAAGTATGGAAAGCAACGTCAGAACAAAATAAACCTTATCTAATTATTGAAGACGATGCCTATCAAATAGTACCAATACCTTACAATATTCTTCACTTTTTAGATGATGTTATTAATTTTTCAGACGGCGAAAACGATTTTGAAAATATTTTAGAAGAATTAAAACCCAATAAAAAACACGGGGAAAATTTTAACGACTTTTTGGAAAACTCATTAAAGAATCAATCAGCATATCTAATTAGTCCAAACGGTGCGAACAAGTTATTAGACTTTACAACTAGGCAAGGATGGTTTCCTGTAAATATACACATTAGTAGTTTAATTCTAAATTTAAAATATTATCGCAGGAAGTTTTTTATATGATTAATAAAGAAAATTATAATATTAATGCATTTCATGATGCACCGTTGTGTGTTATCGACAACGACGATTTAACGCAACAAAGAATTATACATTTACATAATTCTTGTTCTTTTGCTACAATTAAAGGATCTGTTTTAGAGTTTGGTGTGCATTCCGGACAAACAATTAATATAATTGCAAATTGTTTTGTTAATGATACGATATATGGGTTTGATAGTTTTGAAGGATTGCCCGAAGATTGGAACGTTAGTCTTAATGAAAAATATAACAAACACAAAAAAGGTTATTTTGCTGTAGACAATTTACCAAAAGTAAAAGACAATGTAACGTTAATTAAAGGATTCTTTGACACTAGTTTGCCAAAATGGTTAGATGAAAACAACTTAGAACA